ATGCGGGCCATGCGAGCGCGCTGCGACGCCGGCGCCACGCTCGAAGAGATCGCGCTGGAGTTCGGCTGCACGACGCGCTGGGTGACGGAGGTGCTGAAGCGCCCCGACGACGGCGCGGGCCGGGTGCTGGAGCGTGGTGGGCAGATGGGGCTGTTCTGAGGCGATGCAAAGCCGCTAGACTGTTGCCCGTCCGGACCCCCACAGCCCCGCCCCGAGCGGGGCTTTTCAATTCTCCCGGAACCGCTTCCCCTCCAGGCCGCCTCGCGCGCCCGCGTAGCCTCGCGTCATGGCTACGCGACAGATCGACCTCATCGTCATCCACTGCTCCGCGACCCCGAACGGGCGCTGGACGAGCACGCTGGACATCGACCACTGGCACGCCGAGCGCGGTTTCCGCCGCCAGTCCGGCGCCGCCGCTCACTACAACCCCGACCTCAAGAGCATCGGCTACCACTGGGTGCTCTACCCGAATGGTGCGCGTGCGACCGGGCGACACGCGTCCGAAGTCGGCGCGCACGCCCGTGGCGTGAATGCCCGCTCGCTCGGTATCTGCCTCGTCGGCACCGATCGCTACACCTACGCGCAGTGGGGCGCGCTGCTCGACCAGGTGCGCCACCTCTGCGCCACCCATCACGTGCCGCTGCAGCACGCCGACGCCCGTAACGGGTACGTCGGCGTCTGTGGGCACCGCGATCTCGCGGGCGTCGCGAAGACCTGCCCCGGCTTCGAGGTCGCCGACTGGCTCGACCAGGATCTGCTGCCGCTCGCCGATCACCTTCTGGAGACTCCCCGATGACCGTCCGCGTTTCCATCACGCATCACGACGCCGAGCCGCCCGCACTCGTCGCCGAAGAGTTCTATATCGGCCCGGGCGGTGAAGTGAGCGACGCGCCGGTGCGCGCGACCGAGGTCCCGGCGGGCGCGACCGCGACGGTGCATCTGCGCTCGGGCAACGTGCTCGTCCTGCGCGAATCCGACCGGTGGGAGCGCTGAGATGGCGATCGCGATTCCCGTCCTCGACCGGGTGCTGGAGTTCGGCAGCGAGATCCTCAAGCGCGCGATTCCCGACCCCGCGCAGCGTGCCGCGGCCGAGCTCGAACTCTATCGCGCGCGTCAGGCGGGCGAGCTCGACGCCGTGCGGGTGCAGCTCTCCGCGATCGTCGCCGAGGCGAACAGCGCTGACCCCTGGACGAGCCGCGCCCGGCCGAGCTTCATGTACGTGATGTACGTGATGATCCTCGCGTCCATCCCGGTCGGCATCGCGCACGTATTCAACCCGCAGGCGGCCGCCGCCTTCACCGCGGGCGTGACCGCGTGGCTCGCCGCGCTGCCCGAGGAGCTGTGGTGGCTCTTCGGCTCCGGCTATCTCGGTTACACCGGCGCGCGCATGTTGGAGAAGCGCAAGGGGCCGCGCAGGTGAGCTTCGACGAGATCAAGTTCGGCATTGCCGTCCTCGGCAGCCTCATCAACGCCGCCGCCTCGACCGGGCTGTGGCTCTACGTGCGCTACGGCGATCGCAACAAGGAAGTCGACCGGAAGTTCTCGGAGCTGCGCACCGACTTCGACGGCCGCGCCGACGAGCAGGACCGCCGGCTGGCGCGGCTGGAGGGGCGGCTGGAGCGGTCTCCCACGCACGACGACCTGGGCAAGCTCTACGACAAGATCAACACGACTTCGCAGGCCGTCAGCCAGATGGCCGGCGAGATGAAGGGCATGAACGACACGCTGCGCCTGATCCTCGCGCAGATCGCCGAAAAAGGAATGCGATGAACACCGCCGAACAGATCGTCACCGTCGACCGCCGCCGCGCGATCCTCGCCGCGCTGATGGTCGCGCCGAGTTACATGATGCCGGCCCGCGGCCTGCGCGAGCAGATCGCGCTCGTCGGCTATGCAGTCAGCCTCGACCGCCTCGCGACCGACTGCGCGTGGCTCGCCGAGCAAGGGCTGATCGCGTGGCAGAACGACGTCGCGACGCTCGGCGACCGCGGCGCCGACGTCGTCCTCGGGCGCGCCCAGGTGCCGGGCGTGAAGCGGCCGGAGCCGGGGCAGCTGCAATGAATAATGTCGGCGCGTTCCTGATCGCCCTCGCGCTGGTGGCTGGGCTCTTCGACATCGCCTCGGCGATCCGCCACGCGAACGTCAGCGTCAATTTCACCGTCCCGATGCGGATCACAACCGAGGCCGACGATGGCGCACGGTGAAGACACCCGCCGTGCCGTCCGCGGCGCCTACGTCTTCGACCAGCTCGGGCTCGAAGTCGCCGCGGTCAAGGAAGGCGTTCCCGTCGCGACCGCGCGGCGCTGGAAGCGCGAGGCGAAGGACGCGGGCGACGACTGGGACAAGGCGCGCAGCGCCCAGATGATCGCCGGGGGCGGCATCGAGGACGTCGTGCGGCAGACGCTCGCCGTCGTCGTGCAGCAGGTGCAGGCCACCGTCGAATCCATCCAGGCCGCGCCCGACATGGATCCGGCGACGAAGGTGCAGATGCTCGCGAGCCTCGCCGATGCGTATCACAAGCTGATGAGCGTCTCGAAACGGCTGATGCCGGAGACCGACAAGCTCGCAATCGCGATGGATGTGTTGAAGCGCTTCGGGGAGTTCATCTCGAAGCGCAAGCCGGCACTGGCCGGGGAATTCGTGGAGCAGATTGAAGCGTTCGGGGATGAGATTGCGAGGGCGTATGGCTAAGGTTTCCGCAGCAGCGCAGCGCGCGCTGTCGATCGTCGCTCACGCGTCGATGGCGAGGCAGCTCGACAAGGAAGTTTTTGCGAAGAGCGGTGCAGCCGGCTTCTTCGAGTACTGGAAGAAGCAGCTCACGGCCGCCGATCGCGCGATCCTGGACGAGTTCGGCCGTCTGCAGCGTCAGGCGTATGCCGACATGGCAAAGATACTGGAGAAGGACGCGCCCTAGGGCATATAGAGGCCCGCCGCAAGCGGCCGGGCCTTTCGAAGCAATCAGGTTTCGTAAACTGGCGTAGCGCCGGAGCCCTTCACCAGGTTGATCGCTGCCAGGCAGTCGGACTTGTTGAAGTAGCCCTCGCCGGAATTGGCAATTTTCCGGTTGTTTCCGGCGGACAAGTACCAGCGCCAATGACCAACCGAATCTTTGTAGATGTGATACGCCATGCAGACCTCCAATAGTGATGACGGGTTCAAAACATACCTCTTCACCTACCGGCACCAGGGAGCCTTTTGGAGCGTGGAAATCAAGGCCACGAGCCCTGAGGATGCCAAGGACCGGGTCAGGAAAATGGCATGGGCAGTCTATGACGGAGAACTTGTAGCGAAAATCCCTGCAGGACTCGGGCTTGTGACACGTGTCGCGGTGGCGCTTCGAAATTCGCTTGTCGGGAGATTGTCCTGATGGCTACTTCGACCCGTAAAACCTTCCTCGCCGACCTCGCCAACCTCGCCGCCTCGTTCCGCGCCCGGATCGAGGCGGAAGTCACCGGCTTCGACCCCGACCCCGCCGAGTGCCAAAAGCGCCGCAAACAGGCGCACGCCGACTTCGGCTTCTTCGTCGGGACCTACTTCCCGCACTACGTCCGCAGCCCGCACCGCTCGCGCCTGCACGACTACCTGTTCGCGCGGCTGCCAGAGATCGTCGCAAGCGACAAGAGCGAGACCGACGCGATCGCCGCTCCTCGAGGAGAGGCGAAGTCCACGCTGGTCTCGCAGCTCTTCGTGCTGTGGTGCCTGGTCACCGGACGCAAGCGTTACCCGGTGATCGTCATGGACTCGATCGACCAGGCGTATCCGATGCTGGAGGCGATCAAGGCCGAGCTGGAGTTCAACCCGCGGCTGCAGATGGACTTCCCGGAGGTCACCGGCCAGGGGCGCGTGTGGCAGGCCGGGACGATCGTTACCCGCAACGACGCGAAGGTGCAGGTCGCGGGCTCGGGCAAGAAGCTGCGCGGCCTGCGGCATGGTCCGTACCGGCCCGATCTGGCCGTGCTCGACGACATCGAGAACGACGAGCAGGTGAGGAACCCGGACCAGCGCGACAAGCTGCAGAGCTGGGTGTCGAAGACGATCCTGCCGCTCGGCGGCGCCGGTGCGAAGTTCGACGTCGTCTATATCGGCACCATCCTGCACTACGACTCGGTGCTGAACCGCACGCTCGCGAACCGCATGTGGCGCACCGCGAAGTTCAAGGCGCTGCTGAAGTGGCCGGACCGAATGGACTTGTGGGAGCGCTGGGAAGAGCGCCTGAGGAACGACGGCGAGGACGCCGCGGACGCGTTCTACCAGGAGCACCGCGACGCGATGGAGGCCGGCTCCGAATGCAGTTGGGCCGCCCGCCCGCTGCTCGCGCTGATGAAGATCCGCGCCCGCGACGGCCACGACACCTTCGACAGCGAGTACCAGAACGACCCGGTCGCCGGCGACAACGCCCCCTTCGCGAAGGTCATCCAGTTCTGGGTCAATCGGCTCGCCGACTGGATCTTCTACGGCGCCTGCGACCCATCGCTCGGCAAGGCCGGCGCCAGCCGCGACCCGTCGGCGCTCCTGGTCGGCGGCTTCAACCGCTCGACGGGCATCCTGGACGTGGTCGAGGCCGGCATCAAGAAGCGCCTGCCCGATCGCATCATCGAAGACGTGATCGCCTACCAGGCGGAATACCGCTGCCTGCTGTGGGTGATCGAGACCGTGCAGTTCCAGGCCTTCCTGTACTCGGAGCTGGTGAAGCGCGCCGCTGCCCGCGGCATCCCCGTCCCGGCGCGCGGCGTGCAGCCGATCGCCGACAAGCTGCTGCGCATCGAATCCATTCAGCCGCACATGAGTAACGGCCTGATCCGGCTGCACCCGAGCCAGACGACGCTGATCGACCAGCTGCGCCACTTCCCGAAAGCCGACCATGACGACGGCCCGGACGCGCTGCAGATGTTGTGGATGGCGGCGACCAGCGGCATGGGGAGCATCGGCGGGTTTCAGAGCGTGTCGCGGCATGGGGGCGGCGGGGGCGCCAGCGGTGAGGATTTCGGCGGGTTCGGGTCGCGGAGGATGTTTTGATGAGAAGAGAAGTGACGGAACAGGATTTCCGCATGCCGGAGTTTCGGGACGCGGACCCAGAAGATTACGAGTTTCGCGCCGATGGGAAGGTCGTTCGAAAAGACCGCTGGGAGGACGGCATCCATCGTATTCGGCATGCGCTAGGCGACAACCGGCACGAGTTTGAAATCAGTGAGATCGTTGCAGCAGTGCGTGCGCTGGTCGCCGCCGCTGCCCCGCCGCCGGGGGACGAGGAGGAGTCGCTGTGATGCTGTACCGCCATCTCAAGACCGGCAAGGTCTATCGGCTCCTCGCATTCGGCACCGACTGCACCAACGCCCGCAGCGGCACGACGGTCGCGATCTACTGCCCCGACGACAACGAGCACACGATCTACGTGCGGGAGCTCGACGAGTTCGAGGCTCGCTTCCTCCCGATCTCTCCGGAATCCGCTGCATGAAAATCCTCGACCAACACGGCAACCCCATCGACACCGGCGTGCTGCGCGAGCCGCAGACCGCGCGCGTCGCGGCGCTTCAGCACGAGCTGGTGCAGTCCCAGCTCGACGGCCTCACGCCCGCGAAGGCGGCGCGCATCCTGAAGGAGGCCGACGCCGGCGACATCGTCGCGCAGCACCAGCTGTTCGACGACATGGCCGACCGCGACGCGCACCTGCGCTGCGAGTTCGACAAGCGCCGCGGCGCGGTGCTGGGGCTCGACTGGTCGATCGAGCCGCCGGCCAATGCCTCTCGTGCGGAGAAAAAGCTCGCGGCGTGGGTCGAGGAGATCCTGCGAGACGTGGTCGACGACCTGGAAGACGTGATCCTCGCGATGATGGATGCGGTGGGCCACGGCTTCGCGCCGATCGAGATCGAGTGGGAGCGCTGGGGGACGGAGTGGCTACCGAAATTCCACCCACGGCCGCAGACGTGGTTTCAGCTCGACACGATGCGCCGCAACCTGCGCCTGAAGGACGGCAGCGGCGACGGGGCCGAGCCGATCCCAATGGGCTGGATTCTGCACCAGCACGTGAAGGCGAAAACCGGTTACCTCGGCCGCATGGGCCTTTCCCGCGTGCTGGTCTGGCCGTTCCTCTACAAGGCGTACAGCGTCGGCGACTTCGCTGAGTTCCTCGAAACCTACGGCCTGCCGATCATCGTCGGCAAGTACCCGCAGACTGCGACGCCGGAAGAGAAGTCGAGCCTGATGCGTGCAGTAACGGCACTGGGGCACGACGCGCGGGCGATCATGCCCGAGCAGATGGCGATCGAGATCCAGAAGATCACCGGCAGCGCTTCGGGCACGCCGCATCTCGAAATGGTCGATTGGGCCGACCGGGCGCAGTCGAAGGCGATCCTCGGGCAAGTGCTATCCAGCGAGGCGAAGGCGACCGGGCTCGGCTCGGGCGTCGCCGACCTGCACGCCGAGGTGCGCCGCGACATCCTCATCGCCGACGCGCGCCAGATCGCCGGCACGCTGACGCGCGACCTAGTCTATCCGCTGATCGCGCTGAACCAGGGCGGGCTCGACAGCTATCGCCGCTGCCCGCGCTGGGTATTCGACCTGGGCGAAGCCGAAGACCTGAAGCTCTACGCCGAGGCGCTCCCGGCGCTCGCCCAGGGCGGCGCGCGGATCCCGGTGAGCTGGGTGCACGAGAAGCTGCGCATCCCCCGGGCGGCCGAGGGCGAGGCAGTGTTTCGCGCAGCGCCGGCCGCGATGCCGAACGCCGCCGACGGCGTCGCCG